ACACGGATTTTGCACACCGTGCATTCAAACTCATAGATCGGCATTGGAACTCCATATCTGTGCAACCCCCATGACTTCGCACTTCGTGCATTGGATTACTTCGACACCATTGGGAAGGTTGTCCGTTATTTTGTGAATCAGCTGCTTTGTTGTCTTTTTGCATTTTCTGCATTCAAACTGGATTGTGTCCATAGTTGCTTCTCCGTAAATTTTCGATCGGCTGAAGGTTTATTTGTGTGACCCACCAATTCGGTTGTTTGGTGTGACGGTACTTTGGACGTTTTGCCATAGCAATGGGAATCCAACCTGCAATGAAATAGTTGGGAGATTCACCCGTGACGAGAATTGCAACGTCATTAGGTCGATCGTATTCATGAACAACCAAGTGACCCGCAACGTACTTCGTCCAGCGCACTTCAAAATGACTGCCAACGTCGGCTTTTGTCTTACCCTTTTGTTCAAACGGGTCAAACTCAACACCTAAGTATTTTGCAACAACCCATTCGCTGCCAATGCTTTGTGCGTCCTGGGCAATTAGGTCATGCAGTGACTTGTCCGTTGAATAACCGCCTTCACGGGTTTGCCAATAGTCAGTGTTATTTTTGGCCAAATGAATCGCAGCGTCATGGCATGTAAATTCCTCTTGCCTTGTCAATTGCATTTTCATCTGCAACCCGCACAAAACCAGATTATCTTTTCGGCTTTGTCATAACCCTTTTGATAACCAAACGCGTCAAACTTCGTCAGTTTTGAACATTTGTCGCATTGCTCGACTTTGTATTCTGCAATGACTTCACCGTTTTCCATAAGTTTGGCAGTCATGGTTTGTGGATAAATAATCTCGACGAAATCGCTCATACCTGTGGCTCCCACTTACCTGTTGAACGTAGGACGTACCAACGCGGCGTGCATTGGGTTGCCTTTGTCCGTTCGGTGCAGAAATACCCGCCCCATGTTTTTGGCGCGCCGTCGTGTGATTGCTTCCAGATCATGTGCCCGTGACTGCACTGCGGTGCTTCTTGCACCAATTCGCCGCCCAATTGTTTGGCAATTTCGTCCATTGATGAACCTAGCGACGGAATGCCAGATTGTTCGGCTTCAGCTGCCGTTTTGTAACTTGGCACGTCGCCAAACTTTGTCGTCCAATAGTCATAATCTTTTTCGGCGTTTGCCACCTTTGCTGGTGTGCGATCAACCTGTTCCATGATTTCTTTTGTGCTTCGTTCCGCCCCGCCCATAACAAGTTGCTGCACGCGCATAATTGCGCTCGTTACCGTATCCTCGCAAAACCAGCGTTTCATGTTGGGTTGGTAGGCGGCTTGGTAACCGTAGGCATAATCAATGCCCGCTGGATTCATGTCAGTGTCATTGCGAAACGCTTTTGCTTCAACAAGGACGTAACCCTTTTCAGCACTGAATTCCACAATGCGGGTTTCAATGCGTCCCGTTGGGAAGGTTTTCAACCAGCGTTCTAGTCTTTCGCGTGAAGCCTCGTACCCGTCCAAAAACCCCATTAGTTGACCGCCTTATTGCTCATGTGGCGAACCATTGCTTTACGGCGTGCCATGCCTTCACGCTTGCCGTCTTTAAAGCCTTTTGCGTAACCAACCGCTGCCCCCATAACCATGAGAACAATTACCAAAACCAAACGCCCCAATGTGGCGGGGTCTAAAAGATCAAGCACCATTTTGAATTCTCCCGATTCTAGGCGGTAAGTGTTACCACCTGAACTCAGGGTGACGCATGAACAACGCGCGGTCAAGAACCTTGCGTGTTTGTCGGCGTGTCTAACGGCTTGGGCTTGGATTTTAGTCCATTGCCAGCAAGTACCCCACCCAATGAACCAGTCAAGAAAATTGCCAATGTTTTCAATAAATCAATAAAGGCTGCGTCGTTCGGTGCTTGCGCGCTGACTGGTTGGGTGACGAAGATCAGCGCATACGTTATGCCAACGGTGACGACTAAAAACACCGCAGCAAGGGTTGAACCAATTATTAAAATCAGCTGCGCGTGGATTTCTTCAGGCGATTTACGGCGTGCGGGTCTGTTTCGATTCAATTCCAAGTAGGTCGTCAGTGCATGTTCCAGTGGGGAGACATTGCGGTTTTTGGCAATGCGCTTCGTCCCAGTTGTCGAATTCTTGGCATTCATAACGTGTCCACCCCTGATACCCGCAAGCGGACTGGGTTAGTGCAAGTGCCCAAACCAACCCAGCCGCTGCGAATCGACGGTTCACTTCCCCGTAGAACCGAAGGCTTTGTCGTTTGGATTCAACCAGCGCAAAATGACTGGTGCAACCGCAGCAATTCCACCCATTGCAAGGGTCTTTGGGTCTTGCACGCCCGCAAGATACAACGCGAGCGCGGCTGCCATAAATGAACGCGCCCACGACGCGGCTAGGGCTTTGGCTTGTTCCATTTTTTTGTCTCCTTTTTTGGTTTGTCTCCCGAATCAGGTAGATCAACGTCAGGCATTGCCCCTTTGTAGGGGACAAATTTTGGGCGACCGAATCCAACAATTTCCTTGCCAATGGTGCGACGCTTAACCATGACCATGCCACCGTTGCGCTGATCGCCTGTTCCGCTAGTGTTGCCTTCAATTGTCAGCACTGTGTTAGTGCCAACCTTGACGACAATGCCAACGTGTGAAATGCGGTCAACGCCGTCATGTGGAAAATCCATGAACGCAAGATCGCCGACTTCAGGGGTTTCGTGCCAGCGTGCAACCTCTTTGAATTTGTGTGCGCCAATCGCAGTGCCAACAACCGAATGAATTTTGACGCCCGCTTCCGCTGCACACCAATTGACAAAACTTCCGCACCACGGCAAACCGTCTGCCTTTGTAAATTTTCCGTACTTAGTCAGGTTGTTGCCTTCCTCGACCGTGCCAATTTCAGCTGCGGCGACTTCGATCAACCGTGCATTTGTGCCGTTTGGGTAATTACTCACGACAACAACAATTTCGCTTCGTCGTCGGTTATGCCTAACTTTGTCAAAAGTGCTGCTTTGTCGGCTGCCTTTTGTGTTTCTGCAGCTGAAAGTGCTTCCCTTTCTGCAATGACTTTTTTCCAGTCCGCCAGTTCTTTTGCGTTCATTTCGCGTTCGATTTCTTCGCCTGTTGTTGCATTAACAAGTTTGATGATTGGATTAGTCATTATTTCACTCCATAAATGTAAACTGTTCCACCTTGAAAATTGGCACCACCATTAGTGTCAATTGTGATTGAAGTAATTGCTGCATTGGCATCACTACTTGCAGTTGCACCAAGTTTGCAAGTCTGTCCCGATGAGTTTAGATAAACGCCAGAATATGCCATTGCGTGTGAAATAGTAGTTCTTGTATAATCATAAATATCAAAAACCCAATTGTTTGCGCTTGTGCTGGCGTCTAAGTTTACGGTTCCAGTAAAGATGCCGCTTGCAGTAGTATTTAAGGTTGTTGTGGTTGAATTTACCACATATTGAACTGATCTATAAGTAGAACCGTTAATCAATAATCTTAAAGATGTCGCAGCATCAGTATCTACATTTTGTATGTTTATTTGAAGATTTGTGTAAGCCCCGCTTATGCCTGAAATTGCTGTGCTCGAACCTGAAAGCGTTGTCGTGCTTAACAATGTCATTCCACCGCCAGCAGCAGTTGCCCACTTTAATCCTGTTGCCGTAGTTGAATCTGCGGTCAAAACCGTGTCGTTTGCGCCAACCGCCAAACGTGCAGGGGTTGACGTACCAGTTGCGGCATAAATGTCACCCTTTGTCGTCAAGGTTGCTTTCTGCGTCGCCGCGTCAGCATTGGTCTTCATTTGTGTATCCACTGCCTGACCAAAAACGCCAAAATCTGCGGGCAAGTCTGTGACTAAATCCGTCGGCGTCGGCATAACAAAGCCATAATTCGTGGTTGGATTTGCCAATTGTTTTCCTTTCCTTAGGCGACTATTGTCGCATTTTCCCAGTCAAGTGTCGGCGACACGCTATTCCAAGATTCGGTGATCGGTACGTCTTCCCATGCCATTGCCTGCAATGAGTAAGCCAATGGCGACAAAAGCAATGTAACCGAAAGCTGATTGTAAGAAGCTTGAAACGACCAGCCTTCCACGAATCCTTGAAACCTGCCTGAATTCATGTTTAACGGCAAATTAGTCAAAGCAATGGCCTCGCCCATAAAAATGCCCAAAAGGTTGTCACGGTCGGCATTGTCAATTTCTGGGTTTGTCAGGTCAAAAGTAATCTCGCTAAAGATTGGCTGAGGGTTAGCACGCAAAGACAGATAAAACGCCGCCTGTGCGTTGGCGTCAGCTGCGTCGTGCAATGTTGTCGTAATAATTTGTGCAAGGTTGCCGTATGTAGCAATTGAAGCCGCGTCACTTGCTGAAACGTCACTTGTCGAATTTGCACCGTATTTTATTGTAATTGCATTGCGAACATCACCCACGCGCGTTTCAATGCGAAGACCAGCTGCCCTTGCATGCTTGGCGTCAAGATCGACGTAACCGTTTGCCGCCAGATAAGTGCTTCGGTGAGTTGAATCTGCGTAGCCAATTCGCCCTTGCGCGTCCTCGTAAATGTAACCCAGACCAGATGTAGCAAGTGCGGCAACAAGTGTGTAAGCGTCGATTGGATCAGCACTGCCGCTGCGAGCTGCAAGATCATAATTTCCTGGGCGATCAATTTCACCAAGTCCAGTGTTTGCAGCGTTTGCCCATGTTTCGGTTGGGTTATAGGTTGCCCACGTTAAAGACCCCGGAACGGACTGCCATTGTGAAAGCAAAATTTCTTGTAAGACGTCAAAGATTTGATCGCCGTCAAAATCGCGTGGCAATGAATCTGTAAAAATAAATTTTGGCAAACGCGCCAATGCGCCAAGTGCGGTGATGTTATAGGTCTGCGTAAAAGTTGTTGAACCTACGTCGCGCACTTCCAAACCAATGTCAACAACGTTGCCACCAAAAATAGGAATAAACGTGTTTGACGTGTTTTTGATTTCAACCCCAATTGTGGAATTGATTGAAACGGGAATTGCCGTTTGTGCAATGTCGATCAATTCAAGATTGACGTAACCCGCTTGGGCTTGCTCATAAATGTTTGTTCGACCGCTTCGAATTGTCAGGTTTGCCAAGATTGCGTCGGTGTATTCAACGCCGTCGATTTCGACCTTCCAAACTGGATTCCACTGGGTCATGCTATTCCAACAAGATTTCCAGCACCGCCCGTGCCACGATAAGCAGAACTGTTAAGTGTTTCAACAATTGTGCGGGCAGTACCTTCACGGTCAAACGCACCAGTTACGGTCAAATTGATTGTTGTCCCGCCCATTGAAGCGGCTTCAGCCGCACGGAATGAACCAGCATTGAATGGATTGGTTACCACGTTGTTAGTCGCAGCTGCCACTGTTGCTGCCGATCTTGCCGCGGTTCTTATGCCCGTTATTGTTGGGGTCGTAATTGTTGGAATCGTCGTTGTTGTTGGCGTTGTTGTTGTTGCCGAACTTGGCGCACCAAAACCGCCAAGAAACGGAATTGCTCCTGTTGAAGGCGCATTGTCCGTTGCATCTGAATTGTCAAAAATTCTACTTGCTGCATAGATTGCACCTGCAATTGCTGCCGCGCTTGCAAGTCCCAACAATGGATTGGCGGCGAATCGTGTTGCAATGGCTGCTGCTAACGCAGTGTTTCTAAGTGCAACGTAAGCAGCAGTCAATGATCGAATTAAAGTAATTGTTGCCTGAACACCAGCGGCAATTTTTGAAGCAACGAAAACCGTTGCAATGATTCCTGCAACAATTTTCAATTCGTCCTTTAAGTCAACAATTGTGTTGAATACTTTTCTGACTTGCTCACCAAATTTAAATGCGCCGTCGGTTGCATTTTCCGTTGCTTCAGTCAAACTGCCTTCGCCCGTAAGCCCATTGATAAAAGATTCAAGATTGGGAACAACGGTTTCCAAAACGTAGTCGGCTAACTGTTCGACCACTGGCAAAAGGGCTGCGCCAATGGATTCTTTTGCTTCGTCGGTCGCAATGCGAATTCGCTCAAACTTAACTGCCGCGGTTTCGGCTGCGCCTTCGGCAAAACGTCCATAAGTTGCTTCAAGTGAAGTAATGATCGCTTCGTTGTCTTTTGATTTCAGAAGATTGGCGTCAAGTCCTAAACCTAGTTTGCCAAGTGCGGCAGTGTTTCCGTCATAAGCCTTACCCAATGCGTTTGCAACGGTTTCGACTGGCTTGCCCGCAGCAACGCTAAGGTCAAGCGCAAGATTCAATAGACGCTGGGCTTCCTCGGTGTCTTTTGTGCTTCGAACCAAACGGCTAAAGGCTGGACGCAATTCGTCGTCAGTAATACCCACGGCAATTGACGTCGCCGTTATGTATTCCTCGACGCCCGCAATTTGGGCAGTGGTGGCGTTGGTTGTTGCCCTGATTGTTTCGGCTAACTTTTCCTGCGCCAATGCGTCTTGGGCTGCTGCCTTGACCGCGTC